AAAAGGGAAGGAGACTTGAACACATTTTTGTTGATAGTCTTAAAGATGAAAGAAAAAAATTAGAAAAAATATATGATCCGCGATTGTTCAATGTCGCACCTCAAGATTACTTGTACGCTTGGCGTCAAGAATTCGGTTCTTTAACTACCTGGCTCGTCGACAACCGGATTGATAATGGTTTTGTTGTAGGTCTAAACCCATATTCCATTGAATGGGAATTCCTATACAAAGCTATGACTCGATTCGGTCCTGATGGCGGTTCAGGTGATTATAAACAGTTTGATGCTAAAATGCGAGCCTTTGTCCTCCGGTTCGCGCTTGAGGTTATAAATAATTTACATGGTCCTGAAAGAAAATTAGTCCGCACAGTCCTCTTCGAAGAAGTTTACAACTCCCGCCATCTTAACGGTGATGTTGTTTACGAGTGGATTAATTCTCTCCCTTCTGGCCACCCCTGGACCACGTTTATCAATAATATTTGCAATATGCTTTTGTTTCGTTATTGTTGGTTCTCCCTAAACGGTCGAAAATACGAATACATTTCCAATTTCAACAAATTCGTATATTTAGCTGTTCAAGGTGATGATAACAACTTTAATGTCCACCCCGCTTACAAGTCCATATTTACAGAAGCTAATATTGCTAAGGTCCTTGCCACTCTGGGCCATACTTACACTTCCGATTCCAAAGGCGATGCCAATGTTAATCTTCGCCCAGTTACTAGTCTCACTTTTTTGAAGCGAGGTTATCGTTATGAAGTTTCTCTTGATAGACATGTTGCTCCGTTATCTCTTGATACTGTCCTTGAAGTCCCTTATTGGACTAAGGATAATGTCTTAGCTAATCAAATTACAGTTGATAACGTTGAAACAAGTCTCCGAGAGTTATCTCTACACGATGAACTTACTTTTAATGAGTGGGCCCCAAAGATTATACACGCCGCCCGTTCCCATAACATTCCTATTAAAACTTCGAATAGACTACTCTTGCTCCATCAAGTAGTTAATTTGGAGTATGAATATTAAATCTCCCCTCGCCGTCGCGGGCGTTAAAACGCAGGGTCCTGCCCTTCTGCAGGGAAGAACAAAACTTCTCAAATTGTCTTTAAACTCGCTGTTTCGATCTTCACTATTGAATACAAATATTCTCGAGCCTCAATATTTAGTGCAATGCGTGCAGTGTTAAAATCCTTATGTATTTACATTTACCGCCAAGATGGGATGGTAGCAGTCCTACCGATATCTAGGCCACTCGAGAACCTCGTGACTGTCTG